CTGGCAAGGTGCAAACTTCAAGTTGAAGATTGTTAAGAAGGATGGTTACTGGAACTATGATAAGTCAGAGTTCGATAAGGTATCTCCTGTTCTTGATGATGACGATGCACTAGAAGCATTGTGGAAGAAGCAGTATTCACTTGCTGCTGTTACTGCACCAGATCAATTCAAGTCATATGATGACCTTAAGAAGCGTCTGGATTATGTTCTAGGACATAAACTACCAACACGTCGTGTATTCGATGAAGAGGTTTCAAATGAGGATAACAGTCGTGGTTCTTATGCACCAGACTTTAATGCTCGTAAAGCAGAAGCAACAGTTGCTGCTGCAGTTTCATCACCAGCATCGGAAGATGAAGATGATGCACTGAAGTACTTTCAGAAATTAGCTGAGGAGTAAATGAAATCTACTTATGATGATTTTATTGGGATCTACGAGAATATCGTAGGTCCTTCTTTATGTCAACAAATAATTGATCTTTATGAAAATTCTGATCGTTGGTCTAGATTACCTCCTGCCAATCGAACAGCAAACTATGTTCAAGATGCTCAATTAGTTATTGATTGTTTTAACAAAGAGATGACTAAAGGATTAATGGGTGATTTGAAGAGATGTTTACATCAATATATTGATAATTATCCTCTTCTTAATTCTAGTAGTTTTATTAGTTCTACGATCTTAATTCAAAAAACAGAACCGTATCAAGGATATCATGCTTTCCATGCTGAAAATATGGGTTGGGATATATCAAATAGAACAATGGCATGGATGATATATTTAAATGATGTGCCAGAAGGTGGAGAGACTGAATTTTTATATCAAAAGAAAAAGTTTAAACCGACAGAAGGAACAGTAATGATATGGCCAGGAAGCTATACTCATTTACATAGAGGAAATCCTCCTATGAGTGTAAAGTATATTGCAACTGGTTGGTTTCAAAGTGATAATGCATTCCCAGATTATCAAGTTTTTAATAAGATTAATTATTGATAAAGTCTAATATTTTCTGCTTTCTTAAGGGATTTACTGATGTACTCAGTAGATCCTTTTTTATATTTCATCATTTCAGTAAGATCATCAATCACTAATGAGACATAGATTGGTTTTAATAAAAATATATTTCTTTTATCATCTTCAATCTTTGCTTCATATTCATAATTGGTTACTGGAGTAACTAATGATGTATTGTATGGTTCATCAGCACCTTTAAGTAGGTTTACATAACCACTAACTAACCAATCATAGTATGAAAGAGTATACTCTGGAGAAACTGTTAATCCCTCTGCTAATATCTCTACATCATTACTGTTTTTAATTTGTTTTGTTTCATAATGATGAACTCCATTGTAAATTCTATCATAGGTATCTGTATCCGAGTCACCTGATTCAGTATATTTGTTTATAAGATAATTATCAAATGACTGTTGAGTCATAGGCCATTCTGATTGAATATTGATAATATTATTGCTGATTAAAACCAACCAATCTAGTTGTGAATCATCATAGAAATTGTAGGCAACATTATCTGGTCTATCATCTCCACTGATTTTATACTTTGTAAAGACAGTAAGGTCTTGGAAAATATCCTCTCTTAATACTCCTCTTTTAAATAGGTTTTTTACTGGCAGGTAGTCACCTATTTTAGCATTAGGTAACCTGCTTACATAATCAAAGTTTGGAATTTTTTTAAAGTAATTTGACATTTTAGTAACCTATACCTGCTGCGTCTGTCTGAGTATCCTTTGGTGTTTCAGAGAATGAGTCCAAAGTAAATTGATCTGCTTCATCAAGTGCATCATAATCATCATTAAAGATAGGATCAAGTTCACTGAATGACATTGAGATTTTGTACTGGGTCATTGTACCATCACGGAATGTTGAATAGTTTCCGTTAGGTGTGTAGTCTGTTTGGAAACTAGTCATTGCACACTCTTTAAATCTATTTAAGTTATATGCATTATTGATATATTCTATTTGATAAATTAGTGGTGTTTTTAAGAAGTATCCTTTTGTAGTTCTTCTTGGTGCTGAAGCTTGTTTGAATAGACGGATGATTTGTTTTATACTCTGTGCTTCTTTTGAATTACGTGGAGATAGATTAAAAGTAAAATTAAAAGTTCTCAACATAGGAGCATTGAATAGTAATTCAACATTAGGATTGAGTAATGCACCTTGTCTTTTTAGTAACTGTCCACCAGCACCTGTGATTTCTCCTGCAATTAATTTTGATGCAGCATCAGTCATGTCACTAGACCCAAGATCATTTGCTACACCTTTCAGCACATTCCCTACTCCTCCAGCACTGCCATCTAATGCTGCCAATGCTATTTGTGCTCCTACTGCTTGTGCAGGATTCAATGTTGCATTTCCCCAGTCTTGTTGATTATTATCTTTTAAACCACCTGGCATAGGTAATATCACAGAACCCATATTTTGTTCTTCTTGATCACGACTTCTTTCTTTTAAAACTCCTGGTGAACTTTGATCCCATTCTCTTGCTTTAAAATCTTTGATGGTGAATTTTATAGCATCTTGATCCTCATCCATTTTTTCTGGATATCGGAGGTTGGCGAAGAATTTTCTACCCTTAGCTTGCATCAAGAGCTCTGCTTCTTCTTCTGCTATTCCAATTATAGTACTATTATCGTTCTCATCGATGTATGATCCTCCTGAATTTAATAAATCATTTGCTTTTAATCTACCCCCAACTCGTCTATCTTCTTGACTAACACTTTCATCTGCATCATTATAAAATTCCTGTTGAATTATATTTTTGGCAGCATTCAATGAGTTTTTTACTGCTTTATTATTAACATTACCAAGGGCATCTCTTTCCCATTTTGGTGAAGTTGGATTTGTTACTATTTTTGGTGGTTCCGCACTAGGATCGTATTGTGCAACTAATTTATCAGGTCTATCCCAGTTTTGATTATAAATTTCTATCATCCCAGTTTCTTTATTAACTAGGGTAAAATATTTTTCTTTACTACCTTTACCTTCTATTCCAAGGCTATATAAATTTTTACTATCGTCGTTCCCATAGTGAGTGTTAGGTTTAGCTGTACGACTTCCGACTCCTAATAGATCGCCCCAACCTAGTAATGCCATTTATTCTAAAACTTTTTTATTATTTAGGGGGATTAAGTATATACTTACCATAGGGTATGGCAAGTAGGTCATCAAGTTCATTCCATTGCACCACATAGAGTTGTCCTGCTAGTTCTTCCCATGTATAATTCCTATATTTTTGCCAATGAAAGTTGAGTCCTCTGAATCCCCATGCAAATAAATCAACACATGCAATTAAAGGATGCTGATCGTATTGTACACCAGGAGTCTTGGCATTATATACAAAGGTATAGAACTTTCCTACTTCAGGAATAGGTTCAACAGTTGTATTAAGAACTTCCATGATCTCCAGCATCATTTCTTCTGGGTCATTTGTTCTATTGTTTAAGTCACTAAGATATTGTCTGATACGATTGTCTTCTTCTTGTTGTTCTAGTCCATCGAAACCAAAGGAGTCTGTCATGATGCTACACCAAGTTCTCTTTCAGTAATAATTTTAAATTCAATTCTTTTATCTTTACACCATTCATCAGCTGCTTTCCACTTTGCTTGATTGGTAGCATAAGTTTTGCATTCATAAAGGTATGATTGAGTCACCTTTTTTCTTTTCCTCGGCGGTTTAGTTTGTTTAAATGGTTTGACTTCAATTACATATGTTTTAATTTTACCATTATTTTCTTTTACTTTAATGATAAAATCTGGAAAGTACCTACGGGTCTTACCATCAGGAGCTCGATAAGGTATAAAGAACTCTTCACTTCCCCATTGTAAAATATTTTCATTTAGATCACAGTAACCACAGAATCTTTGTTCCCAAGAACTACGACAGATAATGTTTCTAACATCACCTTTATATTTTTTGGGATTTTTGGGTTTGTAAATACTCTTCTTACTTTCTGGCATACATAATATATAATATAGTAAGTCAAATATTATTTAGATGGCAAAGCTGGGGGTAAAACCAACCCATAAAACGGTAGCTGATATAAAGGGTACTATTCTGTCACCCTCATTAACTCCTTATTTTGAGGTTCAATTTCCTGTGCCAAGTTTTTTATCTGATTTAAATTCAGGAACAACTTCTCCTTATAATTATCTGACATTATTATGTACAGAAGCAGTATTACCAGGAAATAGTTTAGCAACATTTAATGTAGATAATGATTACACTGGTGTCTCAGAGAAGATGCCACATAGAAAAGTATATGATCAGGATTTGAAGTTAACTTTTTATGTTAATGCAGGAGAAAATTCTTATTATCCTATAAGATTTTTTGAAAGTTATATATCTTATATTGCAGGGGAAGATCCTAGTGATTCAGAATCATTACAAAGATTAAGAAATCAAAATTATTATTATAGAATGTCTTTTCCTGATGATTATATGATAGATGGATTGTTAATTAAAAAGTTTGAGAAGGGTGGTAACTGGTCAAAGGATGATCCTTCTATTAACCAAGTGAATACACAATTACAGTATGAGTTTATTAGAACCTATCCTACAGCTATTAATAGTATGCCAGTAGCATATGGTAACGTGGATGTTTTAAAATGCACTGTTAGTTATTCTTATATACGATATGTTCAACATAATACATTCTCTACAAAAAGAAAAGCAGCTGATCCTGTCAATATATTACCAAGTCTAGAACCAACAGTTGAAGAGAATCCAAAACCACCGATATACACACCATATGAGAAAATAAAAAAGAAAGAATCAGATAATAAAATTAAAGATCCCACTAAAGGGAGTTTCAATGAGTCAGGTGTGCCTGGAAAAGTTCTATTTCCTCATGTACCTACCTTACCATTCCTTAAGTAACCCCTATAAATAAATACACTGACATTGTTATAAACATATCATGCCATTACCAAAGATTTCGACACCAACATATGAGTTGGTACTACCTTCTACAGAAAAAACTGTTAAATATAGACCTTTTTTAGTTAAAGAAGAAAAAGTATTATTAATAGCTCTTGAAAGTGAGAACACAAAAGAAATTACTAATGCTATTAAAGCAGTAATTAAGAACTGTGTTTTGACAAAGGGTATTAAGGTTGAGACATTACCTACTTTTGATATAGAGTATTTGTTCTTGAACATTCGTGGTAAGTCTGTAGGTGAGGTTATTGAAGTTAATTTAATATGTCCTGATGATGGTGTTACTGAAGTTAAAAAGAATATTCCTATTGATAATATTAAAATTCAACGTACTGATGGACATACCAATCAGATAAAACTTGATGATAATATTATGATGGAAATGAAGTATCCTTCCTTGGAACAATTCATTAAAAATAATTTTGATTTTAGTGAAGGAAACCAGATGGATCAATCATTTGAATTGATTGGAACATGTATTGATAAGATTTATACCGAAGAGGAAGTATGGTCAGCATCTGATTGTACTAAGAAAGAATTGAATGAATTTCTTGAGTCGATGAATTCATCTCAGTTTAAAGAGATTGAATCTTTCTTTGAGACTATGCCTAAATTATCTCATACTATTAAGGTTATGAATCCTAATACTGAAAAGGAAAGTGATGTGGTTCTTGAAGGGTTAGCATCTTTTTTCGCTTAGCTCTGGTACATATGAGTCTTGAAGGTTATTTCAAACTCAATTTTTCGTTAATGCAATATCATAAATATAGTTTGACTGAGATTGAAAATATGATGCCTTGGGAGCGAGACATTTATGTGATACTTCTTCAACAACATCTTGAAGAGGAAGAAAGAAAACAAAAGCAAAATGCCTAGAACTTTATCTCTATTAGCAGTATTAAAGAAAGTTGATGCCAAGGGTGTAAAGTCCCTGTCAAATGCTCAATGGAATACTTTTCTTGCGTCTGATACTGAACCTAATGAGATACAGGATAAGATTAAAAAGTTAGAAGGATATGAGGAGAAGTATGCTGTTTATGATGCAACAGGAGAACTGATTGTTGAAGATAATCAGGCAATGATAGATCGGTTTAAGAATAAGACTGGTCGTGCTAAGGGTAGACAATCTTTTAAGGTAAAGAAAACAAAAATAAATGTAGGAGATTTTTTAGGTAAGGATAGAACACCTGACAAATCACAGAACCCAGATATTAGTGGGATTTTTAATGATGATGAGGAGAAGAAAGATGATGTAGGCCCAAAAGGTATGGAATCCAAACTGGGTAGATTGTCACGTATAGTGAGAGATACTCGTGGTAGAGTATTAAAATTAGAACAGGAAAATAAAAAGAAACCAAATAAAAAATTAGCTACTGATGGATTGGATGAAACTGTAGAGTTAATTGCAGAGAAGGTAACATCTATAGAGGATACTTTAAAAGATCAAATAAAAGTTGATAAAGAAAATGCAAAACTTCAAAAACTGAAATTAGAAAATGAAAAGAGAGATGGTGAAGAGAGTAGATTAGGAAAGGTAACTGGATTTTTAAAGAACACAGGTGACAAAATCATTGCTCCTGTTAAAAGTATATTCGGACAGATATTTGATTTTATAAAAAAATTAATTCTAGGAAAAATACTTATCAACATACTTAAATGGTTTGGTAATCCTGCGAACCAAGGAAAGATTGATAGTGTTATTAAATTCTTAGGTAATAATTGGGGTAAATTATTATCTTTATATCTTGTATTTGGAACTAGTCTGGGTAGGTTTATAAGATTTATATCCAAAACATTGATAACAGGTACAATTAAATTGATTGCACTTGCTGCAAGACTTGCAGCAGCAAAGAAAATTAAAGGTGCAAGAGGTGTTCTAAGGCAAGTTAGAGGTGCAAAAGGTGGTAAGTTAGGATCTGCTCTGAATATTATAGGAACTGGTGCTGCTGTCGTTAGTATGGGTGGAATGTTCCAAGGTCTTGGGGGAGGTGATGAAGAACCACAGAAGTTTAATAAGGGTGGTTTAGTTTCTGAACCACAGAAGTTTAATAAGGGTGGAAAGGTTCGTGGACAAGGTGATAAGGATACTGTTCCTGCTATGTTAACTCCTGGTGAGTTTGTTATGTCTAAGGGTGCTGTACAGCAGTATGGTATCGATACAATGGAGTCTATGAATGCAGCTGCTGGTGGAACAAATGTCCCAGTATTGATGCCAAATAAGAAACGTAAAGGATTTGCTGGCGGTGGTGGACCAGGTTCTGATGATGCTTCATCATTAGGTTCATATGCTATAAGAAGAGATTTGCAGGGAAATACTAAAAAGGTTTCAAGGGTTGGTGAGAAAACTGAAAGTGAACTTATATCAGCTGATGGTTCTTATACTTCTAAAACTGTCAGTGATATGACTGGTGGTGGTTTAGATGAGACAACTACATCCACTTACAATAAAACAATAACCAATGAAGATGGTACTGTAACAACCTTTGAAGAAAAGAAAAGGATGAGGGAACAAATTGTTTCAATTGGAATTCCCGATTTAATTGAACATAAAGAACAACTTCTCAGTGAAATACACAAACTGGAAGGATATGAGAATGTCACAATAGATCAAGTCCTAAATCAAAAGACAGGAATACCACAGGAAAAATTACTTCCTATTCTTTTAAGAAGTGATGCACAGAAAGCAACGAGTGATAAAGAAGATAAAGCACATCAAGAAGATTTGAAGGCGAGAGGTATTAAACCAGGACAGGGTTATAGTATGGGGTATAATGATGAAGTTGGAAGGACGTTATCTGGGACTACGGGATATAGACTAGGGCAAACAAATCCTCCCACGTTAGTATCATCAAGTACATCATTTACAGATCAAAGTAAGATGACAACTAAAAAGCCTCAAAAGTCTTCTTTTAGTGATCTTTCTGATAGTATAAATGCAAGTGCTAAAGATGATGGTACTAGGAATGAAGGGCAGTATTTGTTCGGCAAAACCCAAGGATTTAATAAGGGTGGTTTAGTTCCTAACCTTATATCTAATTTCAATGGTGGTGGTTTAGTTTCTAATTCTATATCTAATATATCTAATTTCAATGGTGGTGGTTTAGTTCAGTACCTTAAGACTGGTGGAGAGGTTATTAGTACCAGTGATAATGCTACTCTGAAAGGAGGTCAGGTAACATCTGGTAATATGAATCAATCAAATGCTGAAAAATTAAAACAGGAACTAGAACTACAGAAGAATCTAAGGATTCAGAAAAGTATACATGGTCGCAATTCACCTCAGGCTAATGAAATACAGAAACAACTATTGATACTGCAAGGAACTCCAGCAGAGGCTATCTACACAGATAAGAAAGGTAATGTCAGAGTAAAAGGATATTCAACTTACTCAGGGAAAAATCAACCTTCGATTTCAAATAAGTCGGAAAAAAATCCCACCAATTTTTCACAGCCACAGGGTTCAGGTGGTGGATTAATGGGTGGAATCAAACGTGCTGCTGGTGGGTTTGCTGATTATGCAACACTTGGTATGTTTGACTTTGATAAACAGAATCGTAAGGGAGCACCAAAAGATTTTGGTATCAAAAGAATTGCAGGAGGACTAGCTGATTGGGCTACAATGGGACTTACTGACTTTGATAAGAGAGGTGCTGGTATTGGTCAGTTTAATCCTATAGGTGGTGGTGAGGATAAAGCATGGGGTGCTGCTGATGAACAGGCAAAGAGAGGTGAAGCACAGTCAGGGTTTGGTCTTAAGAGAGGTGTTGGTGGTGTTATGGATAAAATGACAGGTAATATGTTTGACTTTGATAAGCAAAGTGGTGGTGGACTTCTAAGAAAAACTGCTAATGCTATTGGTGGATTGTTTGGTAAAGGTGATAAAGTAATGGGTGCAGAATCAAAGATAAAGGAAATAAAAATTCCTGCTGAAGGTCTTGAGAGTATTCTTATAAAAATATCTTCTAATCAGGATGTTAAAAGTCCAGTTGGCCAACCTTCATTATCAGGACCAAAGATTACTGTATTACCAGAGAGTAAATCTATTACTACTCCTACAGGTGAAGGAGCACCTGATGGTGGTAAAATTATTCCTCAGTTTAATGTTGGTCATGGGTCGTCAAGAAAAATGAAGCAACTAGGTATATCAAGATAAGATGGCAATATTAAAAGCACTTCCTGGATCAGCAAAGATTAATGGGGAACCTGTTAAAGATAATCAACCTATTAAGGGTAAACTTATTCGTGTAAAAAAATCTGTTATTAATATTGGTAAGTTTCTTGATAAGTCACAGGAAATAACAAAAAAACAGAATGAAGAGTTTAGAAAACGAGAACAAAATTTTAATAGAAAGGAGAGGGAAGAAAAGTTAGAAGAACCTAAGAAGGAATGGAAGAAGTTAGTTCCAAAAAAAATTCCTGGTTTAAGTTTTTTTGACAGCATCAAAAAATTTGTTGCTGGATGGATACTGGGATTTATTGCGATCAAATTAATACCATTATTACCTAAGTTAATACCTATTGTTATTGATCTAGGTAGATTTGTTAACTTTGTAATTGATGTTGGTGGTAAATTCTTGAGTGGGTTTATATCTTTTATAGACTTTGGAGTAAAGGCTGGTGAGGCAACATTTGGATTTTTAAAGAATATAGGTGGAGAAGATTTTGCTAAGTCTTTTGCTAGGTTTGGTGGATTATTAGGTACAGTCCTTGATCTTATGTTGCTTATTGGTGGCATGACTCTCATGGAGAGACTGTCAGGTGATGACGGTGGTGGTGGATTATTTGATTTATTTGGAAGAAAATCTACTAAAACAGCCGCTAAAACGGGAGTAAAATCTGCTGGAAGATCTGCGATAACAAAATTAGGAAGAAATGCACTTGTTAAAACTTTAGGTAAGAGTGGAAGCAAACAGTTCTTAAAAATAACTAAGAATTTTATAAGTCCAGTAGTAAAAAAAATTCCTCTTATAGGAGCTCTTGCTGACTTTGCATTAAATGTATTTGTTTTTGGAGAATCTCCTGGAAGGGCAGCATTTAAAGCTATTGGTGCAGGTTTAGGAATGTGGGCGTTAGGTGCTTTAGGTAGTATTGTTCCTGGATTAGGTACATTGATTGGTGCAACTGTTGGTGGTATTGCTGGTGATTTATTGGGTGGAATGATATATGATATGGTTTTTGAGAATAAGGATAATAGTAATAAGAAAGCATATAATAAAGATGAGAAGGAAGATAGTAGAACAAGAGCAGTAATAGCTACAGGAGCAACAATAACAGCAGGTACTGCGGCATATAAGTCTTTAAAAAAACAAACTACTAAAAAAGTTGTACAGGAGGGAGGTGAAAAGGTATTAAAGGAGGGAGGTGAAAAGGTATTAAAGGAGGGAGGTGAAAGGGTATTAAAAAGTGGTACAAAAAAGGTACTAAAGTCAGCAGCAAAAGCATCATTAAAATCTTCTAAGAATCTTATTAGTCCTATAGTTAAGAAGATTCCTTTCATAGGAGCATTAGTTGATTTTGCTTTAAATTATTTTGTATTTAAAGAACCACTAGGAAAATCTGCGTTTATGGCTATAGGTGCAGGTTTAGGAACATGGGTTGGTGGAGCACTTGGTACATTGATTCCTGTTCCTGGAGTTGGAACTGCTATTGGTGCTTTTGTAGGTGGTGTTGGTGGTGATATGTTGGGTGGAATGATATATGATATGATTTTTGGTGGTAAGGAAGGTGGTGAACCAGTATCAGAAAGTAGTGAGACAAGAACAGAGAGTGTGAATGCTACTCTGAAAGGAGGTAAGGTAACATCTGGTAATATGAGTCAATCAGATGCTGAGAAACTAAAACGACAACTTGAATTAGAGAAGGCAGAAGATAGAGCAATAAGCATATATGGATTTAATTCACCAGAATATAATGAAGTACAGAAACAGAAACTTATATTATCAGGAACTCCAGCAGAGGCTATCTACACAGATGAGAAAGGTGAGGTTAAAGTGCGTGGATATTCGACTGTGGATGGTGAGACTAAGATTTTTGATAGTAAAAAGAATGTCTCAGGTGGTGGGTTTAAACGTGCTGTTGGTGGGTTTGCTGACTATGCAACACTTGGTATGTTTGATTTTGATAAACAGAATCGTAAAGGAGCACCGAAAGATTTTGGTATTCGTAGAATTATAGGAGGACTAGCTGATAATGCAACATTTGGTCTTACTGATTTTGATAAGAGGGGTGCTGGTCTTATGCAATTCAATCCTATTGGGGGTGGTAAAGATAAAGCATGGGGTGCTGCTGATGAGCAAGCAAAGAGAAGGGAGAAGCAATCAGGATTTGGATTGAAGAGAGCTATAGGTGGACTATTAGACTTTGCTACATTTGGCATGTTTGATTTTGATAAACAGAATCGTAAAGGAGCACCAAAGGGTTTTGGAATTAAAAGGATTGCTGGTGGACTTGCTGATTTTGTTACTGGTGGTGCGACTGATTTTGATAAGAGAGGTACTGGTATTGGCCAAATGAATTTGGGTGAGAAGATGTCAAAGAAAAGGGCGTATGAAAATAATGCAAGGGTTAGGAATTTTAGGAACAAGAGTAGTTTATCTACTGGAAGTTCTGAGTATTATCCTATTGATCAACCAAGAGCAAATAATTATGCTGAAATGCAAGAATATTATAAAAATAATCCCGAAGTTGCTAAAGGAGGAGAGTGGGTTAGTGCTGGTGATCAATGGGTTTTACTTACACCTGAACAATCAAAAGAGAGGAAGGATAAATTAGTGAAAGCAGCAGAGGGTGGTGATAAGTATGCAGAAAGTTTACTTAATTTTGATGATCCGTCTTGGCGTGAAAATCTAACAAAGGATAATTTAAAGGGAAGTGGTGATTTGAAACTTGGTAAGCAACCAGTGAAATTTAATGAAGAGTTATTGGGTGTTAGTGCATCTTATGAAACTAATGGTGGGCAGAAAGAGTATACAATCTATGCTCCTACCACTCAGATAAATATGTTACCTGGTAATAATTCTACTGCGGTAGTTGTTCGTGGAACATCAGCAACTTCTGGAGATGATGCTTATGAAATTTTAGAGAAAGGAGGATAATATGGCTGAAGGTACAAGAGTTTTAGCAAAGGCATCAGATCCTGCTATAATATCTACAGTTAGTATAGTTTCTAATAAAGATGAGAGTCGTATAGTAGACATAGCTGGTGGTGTTAGTGTGCTTCAGTACTATGAAAGTATTTTGTCAGATAGTATAAGAGTGTCTGTTAATTATACGGATACAGGAAATACTATCAAAGGTGAGGATGATGGCGAAATGATGGCAGCAGTGGAAGGTCTTCCTATAATTGGAACAGAAACTTGTAGAGTTATTATTGAGGATAATAATGAAAATGAACTTGATCTAGAATTATTTGTTAATAAAGTTACACCCATAAAAGAAACTTCTAAAGTTAATAATGTAAACTTAGAACTGGTATCTAAGGAGTTTATTTTAAATGAAAAGATAAGGGTTAATACGAGGTTTGATGGTAAAATATCGGATCATGTTACTAAAATTATTCAAGATGCACCAGATTATTTTAAGACAGATAAGGAAATTGATATAGAAGAAACAGATAATAATTATAATTTTATAGGTAATAATAGAAAACCTTTCTTTGTTTTGAATACATTATCTAAGAAGGCTGTCCCTTCAGGAAAACTTGGTAAGAGTGCAGGGTTTTTCTTTTGGGAAACGTCAGAAGGGTATCATTTTAAATCTATTGATACATTATTAGATAAAGACAAAAATCCAATTAAGAAATCTATATTATTTGATAATACTTATGATGAGGATGGTGCAAGGATTCCTCCAGCATATGATATGAAAGCATTGGAGTATTCGGAGGATAATAGAGTTAATATAAAAGAAAAATTATTATTGGGTGCTTATTCTACAAAAATAATTACTTTTAATCCAAGAACAGCAGAATATAAAGTTACAACTAGAAGCATTAAAGATAATGCAACTAAAGTATCTGGGACATCAACACCAGAAGATGAAGGTTCTGAAGATAATTTAACAACGGGTGGTGAAGAACTTCCTGTTTTGAATAAGGCATTTGATAGAGAAGGTTTTGATAAAGAGTATTCTAGAACAACTTATTATGTTGAAGATACTGGAACTATACCTACGGGATCTGGATTAGGTGAAGAGCAGCAGCAATTAGAAAAATCTAGATTACCTAATTTTGTTCAATCTCAGATTGTCAATCAGTCAATAAGGAGGTATAATCAATTCTATGCCTCTCAAGTAACTATTACTATACCAGGAGACTTTTCACTTCATGCAGGAGATGCTATGTTTGTAGACGCACCAGCTGTGACTGCAGATAAAAGTAAAGGTGAAGTAAACCAGCGAACTGGTGGTCTATATATTATAACTGATCTTTGTCATTATGTTTCTAATGAAGGAACATACACAAAATTGAATTTAGTAAGAGACTCTTTTGGTAGACAAGGCACTCCATACCATTAAAAGGTTAAAAAACTATGACTATTAAGCACGACTTAGAACACGAGGTCTATCTTGACCCTAAAGATGGCAAAGAACATACTAATCATGGTATGCATGAGTACACTAAGGAAGACTTAGAGAATGTACATGCTGATTATGATGTGTATCATAAGAATGATGTAGTAGATAATAATGAAGGTAAAATTAATGACTATCATACTAGACATGAGGATACACATCTAGAAGTCTATTGTGATAATCATCCAGACGCAGCCGAATGTAAGGTATACGACGATTAATGGTAGCAGAATCAGGTCTATTTAATCCAGAAGTTTATGGTAATTCGTCCAGATGGCAAGGACAAATTGCTGATGATTCTGGGTGGAGAGATAACATTAGTCCTGGTAAAATAGAGAGTCCTGAGTCAACTAAGGGATGGGG